ATTTTACATCAGCAGAACCAATTTCATCTGCTCTATTATCTCAAGTAACATTTAACTATACAAATTTTGAAATATATAATGCAAACAATAATTTATGTGACAATGATTTAATAGGACACTAATTATATGAACTTAAGTGATTATCAGAACTACACAAAAACTGATCTTATACTCGATGAAACTCAACTAGACACCGAATCATTAAAAACCCCCCAACTACATTCTAAATATCTTAACTTCCTGATGGACGAAAAGTTAAGATTAACAAAACTACAACATGAATATAAAATTCTTCGAAAGAAGAAATGGCTGTACTATACGGGCAAAATATCCCAAGAGGAGTTGGAAGAAGAAGACTGGGAACCATTTGAACTGACTATACTAAAAACTGATTTGGATAAATTTCTAGATTCGGATGAAGATCTACAGGTAATTGATATCCGTATAAAGTATAAAGAAACCATAGTAGATTATCTAAACGAAACTATAAAAATTATAAACAACCGGCAGTGGAACATACGTTCCGCAATAGATTGGCTGAAATTTACGAACGGACAATGATGAGTGATTTGATCATACGGCAGGTGGATGCTGTCCATCTAAAAATAGAAAGTGAAAAATCGATAGCAAAAGAACTAAGCGATTTCTTCACGTTCTATGTTCCGAATTATCAATACACTCCAGCATTCAAAAATAAATATTGGGATGGTCAGATACGACTATTCAATTTATTCAATCGGACAATATACGCGGGACTCAAAGATTACATTCAGAAATTCTGTGATGATAGAGATTACTCCTACTCATTCATAGAAGAAAAAGAAATGGCTCAGTGTGATGATGCAGAAGACTTTATGAACACACTGAATCTAACTGCCAATGGTAAACCCATAAAGATACATGATCACCAAAAAAAGGCATTTCTTGATTCTTTAGTAAAGAAAAGAACTCTACTCATATCACCCACAGGTTCCGGTAAGTCGTTAATAATTTACTGTCTTGTTCGATATCTTCTTAGATGTACAGAGGGTAAGATTTTAGTTGTTGTTCCTACAACCAATCTTGTCAATCAAATGAGGTCCGACTTTGAAGACTACGGCTCAAACGACTCATTTAATATTTCAGATGAAATCCATACTATATTCTCTGGTCAAGAAAAACAAACAGACAGAAGAGTAGTTATTTCAACATGGCAGAGTTTGAATACACTTCCAGAATCATACTTCGATCAATTCGAATCTGTATTCGGAGATGAGTGTCACTTGTTCAAAGCAAAATCTTTATCTGGACTAATGGAGAAGATGAAGCACGCATACTACCGATTTGGTACAACGGGAACATTGGACGACTCAAAAACACATAAGTTAGTAATCGAAGGATTGTTTGGTCCTGCGGTGAAAGTGACATCCACAACAGAGTTGATGAGAAAGAAAATTCTATCTAAACTAAAAATTCACTGCCTTACTCTGAAGCATAATGAAGAATCATGCAATGAGATGAAGAGGAAAAAGTATCAAGAGGAAATCGATTGGTTGGTCCAGAATAAAGATAGAAACCAGTTTATAGTGGACCTGACAAAAAAATTAAAGGGGAATACTCTGATACTTTTCAACTTTGTCAATAAACATGGCATTCCTCTGAATGAGTTAATGGAAACTCAAATTACTGACCGACCTATCTACATGATTCACGGTAAAACCGATGTTGATGAACGAGAGATGATTCGTAAGGTTGTGGATACAAAAGAATCGTCAATTTTGTTGGCATCATATGGTACATGCTCCACAGGAATCAATATTCGCAATATACACAACATTATCTTTGCTTCACCATCCAAATCTGTGATTCGAGTCCTACAATCGATTGGACGGGGTTTAAGGACTTCTGAGGGTAAGAACAAAGCAACTGTCTATGACATATCGGATAATTTATCATATAAAAAGTATACAAATCACACGATGCATCATCTGGAAGAAAGAATCAAAATATATACTAATGAACAGTTTGATTACGACATTTCGAACATTCGCTTAGGAGGACCTCTCGATGGAAACAACGTATAGAGTCATTAAGTTGAATAGCGGAGAAGAAATAATAGCCAAGATAAAAGGTGAAGTAGATGACAGTATGCTCATCGAACGACCTATGATTTTCAAGTCATCCGCCGCATTTGACGGATTCGGTAATCAAAAAGAGGTTACTTACTTAAGAAACTGGCTTTCATTTTCAAATCAAATAGAAACCAAAATTTCTAAAGTTAATATTTTAACAATTCTAGAACCAGATTCTGATGTCATAACTCTGTACAATAAGGAAAAGGAACGAGAAGATACCAAACCAAATGAAACCACATTAGGTCCTATGAAACCAAACCCCATGAATAAAAAAAATCTAGAAGATTTCATGGATGAATTAGAAGATCTAGTTGATCCTAATGTGAATCATAATATAGATCCTGATATGGAACCAGAAGAGTATCTGAAAAAAATGGGGTTTGATCCGGATCAATTATCCAATATTATGGATCAATTTTTTGGTTCCGATGAAGAAGGCATAAATGAAAAGGAACTAGTCAATCTCAATATATCTTTTGATGCCAAGATATTGAAAACGCTGGTTGATAATGATATAATACCACCTGAGTATCTTTTACGATTAATCGATAAATTCGAAAACGGAAAAAGTATTACTGATGAATTTACTGGAGATGAAAAGGATCGGGAAGATTTTGGTAACAAGTGGACTGACTGGAATCAGAATCCTGACAGTGATGACTACCAGTGATTCACTAGGCCCTAGGCCTTACACTATTCCTTATGCTCCCGGACACAGAGGATTTTAAACGCAACCCCAAATTTTGTCAAGTAAAAACTTGACAAAATAAAATACGAGTATAAAATATTAGTATGAGTGATAACCATTATGTAGATAATAAAGAGTTCCTAAAGGCTATGAGCGAGTGGTTGGTTCTTGTAAAAGAAGCAAATGAGATGGACGAAAAACGCCCTCCTCTAACCAATTACATAGCAGAGTGTTTTCTTAAGATAGCCGAAAATCTTTCTCGTAAAGGAAACTTTATAAAGTATCCATACAGAGATGAGATGATCGGAGATGCAATTGAAAACTGTATACTGTACGCTCATAATTTCAATCCAGAAAAGTCATCAAATCCCTTTTCTTATTTTTCACAAATAATATATTTTGCGTTCCTTCGAAGAATAGAAAAAGAAAAGAAACAACTTTACATTAAGTATAAGTTAGCAGAAGAAAAAGATGTCGATGGAACCTTACATAAGTGGTTCAAAGAAAACTATTTTGAAAAGGATAGTAAAAAAGAAGCCATGAAAGAACATTTTCAATTAAATGATAACGATTTAGTTAAATTTAAGGGTAACAAAAAGAAGACAAAATGAAAATTGCCTTAATCAATGATACTCATTTCGGTGCTAGAAATGATTCTCCAGTATTTTTGGATCACTTTATATCTTTCTTTGAGGACAAGTTCTTTCCGTATTGTGAAGAACACAACATAGACACTGTAATACATCTGGGTGATTTCTTTGACAGAAGAAAGTTTATAAATTTCAATACTCTTAATAAGACTAGATCCCAGATTATAGATGTTTTCGATGAGAAGAAAATTGATCTTCATATACTGCTGGGTAATCACGATACTTATTATAAAAATACCAATAAAATAAACTCACTCACAGAAATTATTGGTAACAAGTATGATAACATAAAAATTTATAATGAACCCGAAGTTCTAGAAATGGACGGGTTGTGTATAGGTATTGTTCCTTGGATAAACGCAGAAAACCACGACGAATCAATTAAGTTTTTGAATAATTGTAAGTGTCCAATTGTCATGGGACATTTTGAATTGAATGGTTATGAAGTAATGAAAGGCGTTAAGTTTGATGGAGGAATGTCAGATGCTCCATTAAAAAGATTCGAAATGGTTTTGTCTGGGCATTTTCATGGTAAAAGTTCTAAAAATAATGTAGTATATCTTGGAACTCAGTATGAAATAACTTTTGGTGATATTCACGAACCGAGGGGGTTTCATATATTAGACACCTCGACCCGAGAACTGGAATTTGTTCCAAATACAGATAGAATGTTCTATACGTTAGAGTATGATGATACGGATGAAATAATTACCGAAAAACTTATAAATAGTATAAACGAATCTTTTCAGGATAAGTATGTAAAGATCGTTGTAGTGAGTAGAAATAAACATCACTTGTTTGATGCATTGATTGAAAAATTATACGAAGTCAATGTATCTGATGTTTCGGTGATAGAAGATTACAGAGAAATTTTTGATGATGAAGAAGACGTAGATTTAGCACAAGATACCTTAACAATCATAAACTCTGAACTGGAAAGTTTGGATGTGGATGATATTGATTTGAATGCACTTAAAAAAATTATGAGAACCTTGTATATGGAGAGTTTATCAGATGACAGACACAGTTGAAACTATGGAAGAAAATATTGAAACTCCGGTTCGTCCGGTGAAACCCGTTCAGGAACAAATTGATCCAAAGGAGTGGGCAAGAAAGGCTGCCTCTGCGTATCGATACGATACATTGGTAGATAATACGCATATTCCTCAAATGAATAGACCAAAGGTTATTCCGGTAAAGGAAACTTTTGAATCTAATTCTGAGTATATCAATAATATTGACGGTAGTTTTGGTGTTCGTGCTACCAAGGACATTGAAAGTGGTGGATTGGTTGAAGAGTGTCATTACTGGGTAATGGAAACCCGGCTAAATGATTTTATCAAGGGAACGAAGGATAAGGTTGGTGTTCGTTTACTATGGACAACTCCGTGTGATGATACCACATACGAATGTGAAAAGTATGGACCTCACATGATTATTCCTAGAGGCAATGCAATGTCCTACCAGACATCTGAAACTCCTAATGCTTACTGGGAAATGGATGCGGTAACTCGGACTATTCGATTCTTCGCTTTGCGTCCAATCACCAATGAAGAACATGTTACGATTGCTCCTCCTAGTATGGAAGCAGTTGGACCATCTGGTATTACACCGCAAGAGTTTCAGGATATTTCTGGACTAGTTGCCCATGTTCCTTCTGGTGATTCCAATCGACCGGGTGGATGTTCGAGTTGTGGTAAAAAAGCAGCAGAGCGAAAGCAATTCCGAAACAGGAGTAAGGAAACTTCGTGAATTTTTGGTGTAAGTGAATTATGATAAATTTTACAAAACTACGTTTCAAAAATTTTGGTTCATTTGGAAATAGTTTTACTGAAATAGACTTTACCGAAAAGGGCTTGATTCTGGTTACAGGATTAAATGGTCATGGGAAATCGTTTGCATATCTCGATGCCCTGACCTTTGCCCTTTTCGGTAAACCTTTTCGTAAAATTAACATGCCTCAACTTGTCAATAGTATTAACTTAAAGCAATGTGTGGTAGAAGTGTACTTTACGATAGGTACGACTGATTATAAGATTGTTCGCGGCCTGGCTCCTAAAGTTTTTGAAATTTTCAAGAACGGTGAAATGCTAGATCAAGATGCGAAGGCTAAAGACTACCAGAGTACCATAGAAGAACAAATTATTAAAATGAATTACAAGACGTTTACTCAGGTGGTTATACTTGGGCGTTCTTCATTCATTCCCTTTATGCAGTTATCCCCAACAGATCGTCGAGCGGTTATTGAAAACATATTAGATATAAATATATTTTCGACGATGAATAGTAT